ATTGTTTTAAACCAAATTAAATTCAAATATTTAAAAAGATATCTCGATATATAATAGGTGCGGTATGTGTGATAATAAAACAATTAAAAATGAAACGTGGTATGTTACCGAGCTCATTGAAAAAATTGCTAATAAGAAAATTACTAAACCGCAATTTCAAAGGAAAAAAAAGTGGGATTTAAAACCTAAAAAGGATAATGTACCGAATGAAAAGTCATATATTGAGTTCTTATTTAGAAGAGGTCATACTGTTCACGCAATAACATTTGGACAAGAAAGTTTAGATTCTTCTATTAATTTTTCAAATATAGATGGTAATAACCGTATTAATGCTATAAAGCATTTTATTGACAAACCGTTTGAAATATTTGATGATTATTTAAAGCACTTATTTGAAATACTGGATAATAATAATGGACCAAAAAAACAACAAATCAAGGAGATATATAAAGAGTTGTCTTATATTGACTTTTTGAAAATTAAAAGACCTGATCGTTTTTTTAAAGAGATAAAAAAGGAAGAATTATTTGAAGAAATTAAAAACATTCAAAATGAGCTCGACGATGAAATAGACAGAATTAAAAGTAAATTGCAATTGAACGGGAAAAAAGAATTTCATTTAAATGTTAAAATTAGTATTAATATTTTTGAAGGTTACACTACAGCCGAATTATGCGAAACGTTTGAAGAAATAAATAAATTTAATACTAAACTAACAGAGACAGAGCTGTTATCTTGTCGTTTATTTAATGTGTGTAATTTTGAAATTATCGATATGAGTTTTAAAATAAAATTAAAAGAATCTATAAAAGAATATTACGAAAAAAAAGCAGTCGAAGAAGTCTTAGAATGTTATAATTATGATAATCATACGATAAATGCGCACGATTTTATTGTAGGTTTCCAGAACTATTGTAATAACCGTTACAAATTTATAGAAAAAGTAGATTCGCAGGGATTAGCTTTATTTTTTAAGATATACAAATCATTATATGGAGGTTTTTCTGATATAAATTTTACAACTGAGAATGTAAACGATTTTATAGTTAAAATGACTAAGTCTTCTGATATTTTCGTAAAAATAAAAACGAGAATATTTACAGAGAAAATAAATGATAAATTATTCAATAAATCCTGCTTGAGAAAAATAGATTCACTTAAAAAAAATAATATGCATATTATTTTTTCATTAACAATTGGTTATATTAATAAAGAGACACCAGAAAACGAAATAATACACCAGTTAGAAAGGGTTTTGCTTTATCATTTTATGATATCTGATATCAAAAATAAAGAAAAACGAGACGAATTAAAACAACACGATATGATTGTATTTGACACAGGAGTATCTTACATAGACAATTTGACGAAAAGTATATTAAAAGAACCTACTAAAATTAGTTCTAAAGTAAATCGTGAGTTATTTACAAAATTGTTAGAAACATTATGCGAAGAGAATAATAATCCAGATCAAAGAAAACTTGAATCCGGAGCTATTAAGAACGTAAAACGTAGAACTCTTAAATTTTTTGAAAAAACACTGATGTTTTATTTTTATAAAGATAAAATACCAACAAATATGTTAGATAACGAGTTTAGCATAGAACATATTTTTCCCAACAGCAGCGAATGGGACGGAGAATTAGACAAAGATAGAACTGGAAATTTAATACCTATTATTTCTAGCGTTAACAGCTCAAGAGGAAATAAACATATTAATAAGTATTATCAAAGTTCCACGGGTAAAGACTTTAGTAAATTTATAGGTGATATTATACCTACTTATGATGAATACGATAAGATTATTAACCACGGTGCAACACCAACGCCGTTTATATTTAATAATGATTTATTTGATATTTTATGTAAAAAAAATGAATCTACATATATTAAATATTTAGTTGATTGTTTATTCAACTAAATTTTAGTCAACGCAACTTGTAATTTTATTAAACTTTTCCTTCTAAATTTAAATAGAGAACGGCGGTTCGTATTGTTTTCTGCAAAACGGACATCTTTTATTTGCACGAAGCGAATAGGTATCCGACCCCAATTCCACGGAAAACTCTTGGTTCTCGTTCCATGCTTTGTATTGTTCTGGTTGGTCTTTTTTCCACTTTTCAATGACGCTGGGATTGTTCTCTGGGTCGTCCATGCTAACGTAGCTATCACAGCAGCACTGGAATCCTCGCACTGGATTAAAGCATCCGTTTAAGCAAGGAGGGCAGCCAAAGGGCTCGGGTGATAATTGGAACATGCTTTCGTCCCAGAACAGTATTTCGCGGGAGCATTTTACGCACATGTAGTGCGGGCAGCCCTTAGCGGGAAATTTTAGGTGTACGGGGTGTGTTTCCAAACACACGCCGCATTCTTCGTTGGATTCTTTTAATTCTAATTCTCCCCAGCCGAAAAGGTTGCACACCATGCATATGTAGTTACCGTGGGTTTCTACGTGAGCTCTAGATACGATGTTTTCGCAGAATTTGTAGTTGCGGCATCTTATTCCTCTTATTTTCATTCTTCGGTGGTTGAATTTGAAACGCACGTTTTTCTTTTCGTATTCGATGTCTCTTATGTGCGTTGTCATTTGAGTTTTTCTTTAATATTTACCGAGGGTTTTATTTATCTAAAAAGACGAGTTTGTTTATTAAATAATGATGCCAGCTTTGTGCGAAACGGAAGAAATAAACACCAAATGCGAACATTTAGACGTTGAACAAGGACTTGAAAATGTCATTAAAAAGGATATAGCAGATTGTAGAGCGTTGCGGAAATGCTTTATTAATGACCTACGCTTTAAAGAGTATTTTATGAGAGTTCGGAAAATTTGGAAGGACAATCTTGAAAAAGTCAAAGACTTTACTATTAAAAATATTGTATTGCCAAAAAAATGGGGACAAAAGGAGACGGAAGAAAATGCAGAAGAAAATGCAGAAGAAAAACGGTTAGGATTTTGGTTAGATCACCAAAATCAAAATTACAGAAATAAAAAAGAAAATAGTACAGTTTGGAAAGATCCAGAATGTAAAGCGTTGTGGGAAGATTTTATTAACGACGAACGTTTTAATGAGTATTTTATGACACACGAGGAATTTTGGAAATATAGATTGCAAAAAACCAAAGACTTTATTCTTAAAAATAAAAAAATCCCAAATCAATGGGGATCAGAAGACCCAGAAGAAAAACGGTGGGGGAACTTTTTAAGGCATCACAATCGAAACTACAGAAACGAAAAATATGGCGTTTGGAGCGAACCAGAATTTAGAGCTTTGTGGGAAGACTTTATTAATGATCCACGCTTTAAAGTGTATTTTGAATTTAATCAGTTTGGAAATTGCAAAGGGCCTTATTTTAATCTGTAATTATTTTAAAATGTGGTTTAATATTAATGAAGCCGGTGTTAAAGTGGGTCGGAGGAAAAACGCGTATATTGAAAAAGATAAAAGAATTATTTCCAGATAGAAAGATAAGAAATTATCACGAACCTTTTTTTGGAGGAGGTTCCGTTCTTTTTTCTTTAGAAGATCAAATAACTGGGAGAATATATATAAATGATTTCAACAAGGATTTGATAAATGTTTATAAAAATATTCGTAAAAATCCACGAGAACTTATTAATAAATTGAAATTGTTAAAAAGAGCATATTTAAAATCTAAAGATAAAAGAGCATTTTACAATAAAAAACGCAAGCATTTAAATGAAAATAAGACTTTTAATTCTCGTAGAGCTGCTTTGTATATATTTATTAATAAAACAAATTTCAACGGAATAATGATTAAAGATAAAAAGGACAACATCGTTTCTGGATGGGGCCAACACGAAAAACCGGAAATTTTTACAGTTTCTAATATCGTTAAAGTCTCATCTTTTTTGAATAGAAGAAACATCACAATTACTAATCTTGATTACGAAAAATCACTCAAAAAAGCAAAAAAAGGAGACTTTGTATTTATGGATCCTCCTTACGTTCCTGACGATGTAACCAAATGGAAAGATAGATATCTTAAAGACCGATGGAACGCGAAGGATTTCGAAAGAACTTTCGATGTATTAGAAAAAATAACTAAAAGGGGGTGCCTTGTTATGTTTGCAAATTCTTGGTCCTCAATGATTAGACGCAGATTTACTAACGACAAGCGATTCAAAATATTTAAAATCCCCATTAAACGAACTATTTCTCGCAATAAAAACGCCCGCGTTATTAAATACGAAGTTTTAATACTAAACTACAAAGCCTAAAAAAGGCATTTTTGTGGTTTTTGTTATTTTTTGATTTTTGTGGTTTTTATGATTTTATGATTTTTGTGGTTTTGCGATTAATACGTTTCGTAGTCCATCTCATCGTTGATATATTCGAGGAGGTACTCGTACCGAGGCCCTGACAGATACTGATGTGTCATCTTTTTACCTTTTTCGGCACCAGTCCTAAGGTCGACGTCTGGGAACCTAACTTTTTCCTGAGAGCAACCAACGCCGTTAGATTTGTTGACTAAAATTTCGTGAACATCGTCCAAACGCATTTTGACGTGTTCTAGACGTGCGTCGCGATCTGACACGACGGTATCGTCGTATTCAAACGTTACAATTTCAAATAGTGCGTGTAGAAGTGGTTTGTGGACATCTTTAGATGTTCTTTTGCAACCGTCAAATGCAATATGAGGAAGCATTTTCCACATGCTTTCAAGCACTACGGGGAACAGATCACTCTCGGGGAAACTAGTAATGGGTGTGTTTGCCTGCCACTCGTGGAGCTTTTTGTTGGGTAGTTGTGCCCAGTTCTCTTTGTGTTTGCTCCAAGTGAAAGCTGCTTCCCCGATCCGCGCAAGTTTGTCTTTGCGGCTATCTTTGTTACCCCAAATTCCTTGAAACCCTTCGTCGATTGACTTTTTATCAGATATATTTCGGAGATAGACAGTCATAAACCCTTCGGTTTGTGGGTTCGAGTTGATAAGCTCGCCGAGTGTCGTTTTCTCCGTCATTTGCCTGTCCCTAAATATCTTAGTAACTTCTTCGGGTGTGTATTCCCTTGTGTAAACTTGAATGTTTACTTGTACGTGTAGGATTTGGTTTTTCTCTTCTTCATCCAATTGTTCGAACGTTTTGTTCTTTAACCAATCGGGTGCGTCTGAGTGTTTGATTGCGTAGTTGTTACTAACATATTGGTACAGGGCTAGACACCGTTGTTTCCCGTCAAGGGACTCGTAAACGTTTCCAGACCTTAGATGGAACTCTGGTGGTGGTATAAATCCCGTGTTCCAGAGACTTACAACAACACCAGACTTCCACTTATCGGAATATATGTCACCTCTTTGATGAGGTGGGTCTAAGGTGTATGTGCCCCTATCGATTCCGTTCTTGAAATCTTCAAGTGACTTTGATTGGACTTGTGTGTTGGAGCTGTGAGGTCGGGAAAATTTAGACATTTTGCGAATTTTCCGTTATTCTAGTGTATTCTAGCACAAGTACCTGTCATTTCTTTACTATGCATTACTATGGTATTTTTAACCCGTTTCTCTTTAACGATAAAAGACCCATACAACGCACTGTACCGACGCCTACTACGCAACGATAAAAGACCCATACAAAGCACTG